CACATTCGGAACAGGTGCAAGAGGGCTCCCAGGAGGCGCCAATCCTGCATCGTAGAATGCCTGGATGCCAAATTCATAAACTGCCAGAATGTAGTTGAGGTGGCGGATGATCGCAGAGGCAAAGCCATAGGTATTCACAGCACCGACGACGTTTAGCGCAGGCCAGGTCGTCGGGTCGTTGAGAGCACTGCCGTGAACCTGACGATCGTTGGCCGAAAGGACATACCAGATCCCGTCCAGATAGGCGATACCAGGGCAAAGGAACGGAGGCATGCTGCCTATTTGGGTGAAGGTCAGGGCTGCGGGAGGCGCGCCACCGATGGTATAACCAGTGGTCGTATCCTGTGCGATCACGTTTGTGTAGCCTGCAACTTCAATCCACGAGAACCACCTTCCACCAGCCCAAGGTGGGATTGTGTTCGTAGAACCGTCGGAGTAGATTGCGTAGGCATTTGGACCCTGCTGCACAATCTGAAAAGGGAGACTAGAAACGGAAATGATACCCAGGGAAACACCACCAGTGAGCCCACTGGCGTTCAAGAGGCTCAGCCCTGACCGTTTCACCGCCCACATTCCATCCGCTCTGGCTTCCGACCAGAGGTTTTTCATCCCAGAATCCTTCGTCGGGTCGCCATCGCGGGCCTGGAAGGACTGGGAAAAGGGGAGTTGTACTGGCGTGGCCGGCATTACATGCTCCGAGTGGCAGGGGTGAAGTAGACGGAGGCGAATTCCTGCTCAAAGGCCATGAGGTCGTTCAGGTACATCGTCGCATTCTTCTCGATCTTTGCCAAGTTCAACTGAGGATTTCCATATTCCAACACCAGTTCATTTGCCAGACCCCACTTGAGAGCCTGAAAGGCTTCCGCAGGCATGTCAGGGTTGTCCGCCGCGAGGTTGAAGTCCTGGATTTGGCGCTGGATCACCACATGGAGCTCGTACCCAGTCAGGTTGGGCACGTTGTACAGCGTTACGAGGCCGTTTGTGGCCTGGGGATCGTAGAAAAGCTGGTTCGGGATGCCGGGACTGGCCTTGAAGCCGAGCATGTCGAAGTCGTAGCGGGATTCGACCTGCAGAATGACGTCAGTATTCCCGTTGTTCGTGTTGCGGAGGAAGGCGTCCAGAATCCGCAGGGGTCGCAGAGGGCTGGAAGGGTTGGCAGGACCCAGCGTATAGGTCCCCTGGCCTACCACGCAGGGGACTGTAACCTCCAGCACACACCAGAGGGGCAGGCCCTTCAGCGGCCAGCTCTTCACCAGGATGTTCAGTGCCTGTGCACAGTTCGTAATGTCTGCTGCTGGAATTGTATCCTGCGATCCGAAGGCTCCCAGTGTCCGAAGGGCCGCTCCGATCACATCATCCCTGGTCATGGAGAAGGAATAGGTGCCACTGGAGGCCATAGGGTATCCTTACTTTCGCTGTTGCTGTTTGGAAGTCTTGCGGCCAAAGGCCAGCCCGGCCATTTCCCGAAAATCCCTCGTGGGACTGGGTTGGGGCCGGGCTGGTGGCTTGGGCAGGGACCGTTTTTGCGTTCCCTTGGCCATTTTACACGTTCTGCGGGATGGTGCCCGCGTTGTCGACGTACTGCTGATTCGCAGCCGTGCCAGGGACAACAGCAACGACCCCCGATTGCACCTTAACCAGCTCGATGAGGAGCGTGAAGTGCAGAACGGCAGCGGCAGCCCAGCCTTGTGTGGACAAGAGGATCTTGCCGGTCTTCCCTGCCCCGGCATTGTTCGTCAAGCCGCCGTAGCGCTGAACCGAAGGAGGCGTTGCACCCCGACCAGTGAGCGTTTCGATCACCACTGGGGTTGTCGCGTCCCAGGAAAGAGTCACGGAAAGTGTGTCCTGGATGGAGTAGTTCATCCCCACCAACCGAAAACCGGCCGCTTTCAGTGTCCCTGTGTTGTCGATCCCAGCCAGCGTGGAGGGATCAGCAATCACCGTATTGGCCAGGTCTGATGTGTCCAGGATGCCAGTGACCTTCACCACTGTATTCCTGGGGCCATCGATAATGACCTGCGTCGTTAGGGCGTTGGCCACAAGCGTTCCTCCTGCTTACCGTTCGGACGAAACAACCAGGAAGTCGAGGGTGGCATTCTTCGCAGCCGCCGTATTCGACTTGATACTGACCGTCGGGGACAACAGCACCTGCGTGAGGCTGTTGGTGAACGAGGGCGTGTTTTGCAGCGAAGCAACACGACCACGTGGGGCACCAGCGGCAGCATTGATCGACGAGTTCGGCCCGGTTGTCGGGTTCCAGAACATGGCAATGTTGCCCTGCTGGTCGATGAAGAAGCCGAGCTCTTCCGCTGTACCATCCACCGACAGGCAAGTGGCGGGCAGCGGAGTGTCCGTGTTCACACCGCCGATGCGCGAGCGGAAGATCCACTGGGACTGCCCCGTTGCCCGGAGGAAGAAGAGGCCGTCAGCTGCAGTGAGGGGACTTGCACCCACAGGGGCCAGGCCCACGAGCACATCAGAGCTGGCAGAGGCAACGGGGGTCCACTTGAACTTGAAGAACAGCGGCTTGCCCGGCGTCGCCTGGAATCCCGCCACAGGAAGCTGCAGCGTGGAAGTGTCCCCGTTCGCAGCAGTCGTTGCAAGGTTCAGCAGCCCACCTTGGCCTGCCGCGAGAGCTGCTGCCGGCGTGCCCACACCCGTCAGACTCCAGGCACCCGCCACGTATTGGTTGAAATCCTCAGCGAAGGTTTGTGCCCAGGTGGGGTCCAGAAGACCTGCCCGAGCCATAGTCTGCCAGTCGGCTGCGTTCGTCACGCCGAATGGCATTCCAGAGGAACGAGAAGTAAACATGATTCAGTTTCCTTGGTTTTGAATGAGAATCGGGGCGGATTACTCCGTTGTAACCCGCCCCGATTATCGGTTCACGAGAAGGTCAGTTGACCATCAGAGTGCGTTGCTGGCGAAGCCTCCGCGCGGGTTGGCCCACAGGAAGACGTAGCGCTCATACGCTGCAATCTTGTAGTTGCGCGTGTCAGCGTCGTTGTCTTCCCAGATTTCCAGTGCCTCACGCTCTTGCCAGATCAGTCCGTCCTGGCAGTTCGTGGTAATGAACCACGGGCCGGTGCCGCCGAGATAGGGGTTGCTGACAATCCCACCGCGGATCATGCCGTCCACTGCCACCGGGTTGATATCGTTGTTGTTCGTGCCAACTGCCTTGTCGGTGCGCAGGATGCGCTGGGCCGTGAAGTAGTTGTTCGGATGCACGATCAGCTTGTCACCCGACAGTGGCTCGATGAAGCCGCGGTCGTCCTTGGCCTGCATCATCAGGATGAGCATGTCTTCCAAGGCAGCCTGGGACAAGGCGGCGTCCACGGACAGCTTGTTCTGCCAGGTTCCGCCGGACATGTTCGGGTGCGCGACGTTGAACAGCGACACCCCATCACCCCCGACGTAGGAGCTGTTGAAGCCCCGCGTGAAGATGTTCGTAGCGTTGATGTTCTTCGTCTCGTTGAAACTGCGGCGCAGCTTTTCCGCACGGCCCTTGGTGAGCTTGATGTACAGGTTGTCCTTCAGCTCCTCGTGGGTCGTGATGATGCCCAGACCATACGCGGCGTTCGTGCCACGGGTCGTGAAGCCCTGCATCGTCGTATCGTACGACACCGGCTGGCCTTCCGGCTTTCGCGGTGCGATGCCCAGGCCGACAGCCTGCACATACTCTTCGTAGTTTTTCGAGCTGGATTCCTTGCGGTACATCATCTCCCAGTAGTGGGGGGTGGATGCAGCGGCCGAATCCCACCAGCTCTTCACGCCTTCCCACAAGCCCTTGGGAAAGCTGCCAGTATTGACTACACCAGACATGGTTCGTTCTCCTGTTTTTCAGTGTTGGTGGTCAGACGCCGGCAGTGTTGCCCATCAGCTCATGCTGATTGAACCGCACAAGCCAGTGAGCGTACTGTCCGAAGGTGTTGTCGTCGCGCTGCACCAGGCCCATCAACTTGAGGTTCAGGGCTTGGGTTGTAGCGACGCTGGCAGTCGTCAGCACGCTGGCCGACATTTGCTGCGGCGCCGTGGGGTTGGCCACAGTGAAGCTGGCATTTTTGTTGACCGACGTTCCCGTCAGGATCGAGAGGCCGTCGTCAACCATCTCGAACAGCACGTTCGGGTCGTCGAGCACCAGCGCGTAGTAGGCGCGCAGTTTCGTCGCAGGGATCTGCTGCGTGGCGAGGTCCAGAGTCGGGGCCAGCAGGCTGCCAACGTAGGGAGGAGATTGCAGGAAGCCCAGGAACACGCCGCGAACGGTGTCGGTCCCTGCTGCCTTCTGAATGCCCATCACTCCGTTACCATCCGACAGAGCCACGCTCTTGACTGCATCGCCGGGCGAGTACACGCTGCCGTCGGTGCTGGGGATGTAGTACAGGTTGGTCGCGCCGTTCCAGGCATTTCCGTCCAAGTACCGGATGGGGACAAAGCCCCGCGGATTGTTCAGGTTGGCCATTTGAAAAAGTCTTTCTGACGCCTAGTTTCAGCGTCTGCCAGTTGTCAATTTGATATCGTAGCCGGTGGGCTTGTAGCGGTTCCGGTCGGCTTCGATCTCGCCCTGCCGGATAGCCTCATCCCAATCGTCTGCCTGTGCCTGGTTTCCATCTTGGAAGTCCTGCCAGAGCTCCTCGGTGGCCTTCAACAGGTAAGCCCGGAGGGGGCTGCCATCAGCACGAGTGCCGACGTACTTGCTGAGGCGATTGTCAAGGTCTTTGTCCACCACCAGGGCCGACTCCATCTTGACTTCCGCGGGCTGGACGAACTCGAAGCCTTCCGCCAGCAATTGCTCAATGGCTGCATCCTCGTCGTTGCACCAGTACAGATGGTAGCCAGGAATGGAGCCGAACACGTTCAGCTTCATTTTGGGGCCACCGAGGCGGGACCGGCGCTCACGGGATGCTTGGGGGCGATCATCCTCACGGCGCACCGCTTGGGCAACACGCTCACTGTTGCGACTCGGCCCAGCCGGGAAGGAGGAGGTACGCTGGGCAGCAGAGGTTTTGGATTGCATCTTGGGCTTTCAGGGAAAGGGTTGGGAAGGGGGAGGGAAGGGGAAGGGTCAGCGCTTGGGGTTCCGAGCGAAGTAGGATTCCAGGAACTTCTCTTCCGTGGTCCAGCCTTCGCGGACGAACTGCGCGCAGAGGGCACGGTCTTCAGCCGGAAGGTCCCGAATGCTTGCCTTGCCACCAGAGGAGGAAGCACTGCTCCGATTGCTGCTGTCAACAGGGCTGCGGCGAGGGGTGCGGGGGGTGGAAGAGGACTGCCCAAACTTCCTCGGCATTTCCTCCTCCATTCTGCGCCGAACCTCATCCAGGAACGGACGGCCAAGCTCCTGGTTGGGGTCTTTGCGCATCTCTGCAGCAATTTCCAGAGCGACTTCGCGCATGCCAGCGTTGTCCCGGAACCACTCGTTGCCCTCGTCAATCCAGCCCTGAAGGACTGGGTCCAATTGGGCCTCTTGGGTAGTGGGCTTTTGCACTGCCTCCTTCTCCCTCTGGAGATCAGCAGCACTCTTGTCCAGCAATTCCTTCCGATCCTCCAGCTGCTCTACGAGGTCATCGTCCCCGTTGCGATCAGCTTCTCGAATCTCCCGCTTGATTTGCCTGAGGGCCGACTGCAGTTCCTTCTCCTTCTGCTCCATCGCTTCCTGGTGGAACTTCTTGAACGCTTCAGCAGTGCCCTTGAACTCCGTCAGCTGCTGCTTCAGCAGGGCATTTTCGGCCTGCAGGTTCTTGTTGAACTTTGCGCCGCGCTCGTTGAAGGTTTTTGCATCGACCCACTTGCTGGGGTCACCCTTGTAGCGGTTTTTCGGAACCCAGCCCTTTGAGGCAGCAGTCCGCTCGGCCTCTCGGCCCTCCTCTGCATCTCCGGCCTCGAAGTTGAGGTCCAGTTGAGCATCCGCCTCTTCAGTGGACAGCTCCTGAATCCGCGCATCCAGGTCATCCGCGGCTTCCTGCGGAGTTTGCTGCGTGGTTTGTTGTGTGCCTTCGACTGCCATTTTCCGTTCCTTCTTTCAGTTTCAATCGATTAATCGTGTGGATTACAGCGAAGTAATCCGCCTCTATTACTCTCCGTCCCTGCTCTAGTCCTCGATGGTGGAAATGATATCCAGGTCCGCAACGAACCGATACTTCTTCCCGTCCTTCGGACTGACATGAAACTTTCCGGTGTACATGCCGACCAGAACTCGATCCCCGACGTCGCAGTAGTCCGCCTGCTTATCCACCCACGCATCCACGCCAATCTCCAGCACAGTGCAAATGACTGCGTTGTTTTCAGTGGCCTCGATGGTCTTCTTGGGGAGGACGATACCGCCACTGGTAACCTCCTCAACCTCTTCAGGCTTCAGCAGAACACGAAAACCAGTGGCCCGGAAGCCGCTCTGATTCTCTGCTTGCGGACCTTTCTGAGCCCGCCAGCCAATTTGCCCCTTTTGAGGTTCCAGCGCGGAGTGCCCAAGCATGCTCTTCTGCAACACTGCTACAGCTTCTGGGCTGAGTTGCACGGGAAATCCAGTCATATGTTCACCATCCTTCTTCCAGTAGGTCTATGATCTGCCGAAGGACCGAAAGGCCCCCCAGCGCTTTTGCGTTCATCAACGCGGTTTGTTCGAGGCTGTCGCCCACGAACCCTTCGGCGGCCCAAGTTTCCTGGGTCTCCTTCAGGCTATTGTAGAGTTTGGCCCGCAGTTCCTGGGTCGTTGGCATTTGCGTCCATTCCACCCATTCTTGCCGCTGCGTTTCCGGCTTGCTTGCTTGCACCATCTGCTACTCCGTCGGCTTTCGCCCTCTGTTGAGAATCTGCGGCCCGCTGCATCAATTCGACTGCCTTCAGCAGACCTTCTTCGTGTACCTTCGCCGCTCCAATCTGGGCATTCAGCAGGGAAATTTGCTGCTGCTTGTCCACACCATCGGCTTCCGCAAGCAGCTTGGTTGCCTCCGCTTGCAGCTTCAGGATCTTGGCCTGGCTTTCCAGCGCGGCCTGCTCCAGTTCCTTCGTTGCCAGCTGGAACTCCCGCTGAGCATCCTGTTCCTTCTGCTTCAGCTTCCCTTCCTCGATCTGAACCTTCGGATTTGGGGGAGGCTGAATTGCATTCGGTCCCTGCGGATCGGGCAGCAGCAGGTCAATGTCGGCCACGTTGTAGGATTCGAGAAATTCCCGATGCACCAAATACTTATTGTACCCAAAGTAGCTGTTCGACGCATTCAGCACCATCGTTGCGTTCTGCTGTCGCTGGGTCTCGGAAACCATCTCCGCAGCCACTGCTGGATACACGCGGAAGCGGCCACTGTCGTAGTCCGTCGGAGCAATCATG